TGTCGGACGAAGAGTGTAGCACGGGTTTTCACTTCTTTTGCACGAGAGAAGAGGCGAAAAATTATTGATGTATGACAATAAAACATAAGTTTTATTGGCAAGGAGGAGAAAATATGGATATAGACGGCGGACAAACCTTATACGAACTCACGGACGAAGAAAAGAAAAGTGCAAAGGAACTTTTTAAATCTTATCTGAAAGGCATTGAGGTTGGTAAAATCGCGTACATCAGACAAGAGGTTCCAATTCTTGAAATCTGTTCCGTTTGTGGTGGCAAGGGAACTATCAAGACTACATACTCTGGCTCTGTTATGAAATTAGATTGTCCGTATTGCGACGAAAACGGAAAGAGCGAAATTGGCAAAAAGTTTATAGGCGTTAAAGATAGGGTTGTGTCTGTATATATGTCGATTACCAATACTCACCCTAAACGGATATACGGAGATACGAAACTCGGATTTGTAGAGCCTAAAGTTTACTTTGAAAACAACTGGGGAGAAGTTCCTCTTAGTTTGGTTTATCTTACGGAGGAAGAGGCAATAAAAGGAGAAAGGAAATAGGATATTTTACTTAATGAAATATATGGGTAGTAAGCAAAGAATTTCTAAATATATACTTCCTATTATGTTGTCCGAAAAAAGAGACAATCAAGTTTGGGTTGAGCCATTTGTCGGCGGTGGAAACACCATAGATAAAGTTTCTGGCGAAAGAATTGGGTCTGATTCAAACAAATATGTCATAGACGCATTAGTTTCTATTAGAGATTTTGTCCACGAACTCCCAAAGGATAACAGCGAATTTACTGAGGGGGACTATAAACAATTAAGAGCGAGCGAAGAGTATAAACACAAGGGATATGCTGGATTTGCGTTTAGTTATGGTGGCAAATGGCTTGGCGGGTGGAGCAGAGATTCTGATGGGAAAAGAGATTATGTGTCAGAGGCATACAGAAACGCAGTAAAACAAAGTAAACGCCTACAAGGAGTAAAACTTTTAACTTGCGACTATTCTCAATTAGATATTCCAAAAAATAGTATTATATATTGCGACCCCCCGTACGCTAATTCGACAAAGTATCTTAATGGTTTTAACCATTTAGATTTTTTTAATTGGTGTAGGAAAAAGGTGATAGACGGTCATATTGTTTATGTTAGTGAATATAACGCGCCAGATGATTTTAAGTGCGTATTTGAAAAAGAAATAGTAAGCAGTTTGACCAAAGACACTGGAAGCAAGAAAGGTGTTGAAAGATTATTTAAGATAGATAGAATAGGTGGCGTTCAATGAAAAATTTAAAAAAATGCCCGGCGTGTTCTAATTTAATGTATATATCCGATGACGAAAAAATGTGGATGTGCTCGTCCAAGGATTGCAAATTCTCAACTATGATAGGCGACTGTTGTCCCGTTTGTAAAACGGATTACAATGTTCTTATTCTTGGTGACATATTAGCCTGTTCGGAGTGTGGAACTCTGTATATTCCAAAGAGGTTGATAGCAAAATACGAAAGAAAGGATGAATAGCAATGGGGGGAAATCCAACTGACGGAATTGTAGGCATTTGTTTTAGCTGTAAAAAGCCGTTTGTTTCCGGCGATTTTGGGTTAGACATTGGCGAGGGTTCATATTATTGTTTAGACTGTGTTGACGCTTGCAAAAAGAACATCGTAGTAAATTGTTCAAAATGCAAGAAGTTTATACAGATTAACAACGATAACCTTGAGGTTCATATCATCGAAAAAGAGTTTTGGTGTAAAGACTGTGCGGAAAAAACTATTAAATTTTAAGGAGATTATTTATGGCTAAGGATACAAGCAAGGAAATGAGTTTTGAAGAGGCTATCGAGGCAAAGGAATATGACTTGGCATCTCAGAGATATCAAGAGGTTGTCGATAACTATCGAGAACTCGAAAGGCAATATCAAGGGTATGTTCGAGCGACACAGGCTGCGATTGAGGAAAAGAACATTACGATCAGCGTTCTTGTAGATAAGCTTAAATCTTTGTTTACTCAAGAACAGTGAGGTAAATTATGGCAAAGGATAAAATCCCTTCTTCAGAAACTAAGTGGGTTAATTGCATTGGGCAAGGGTTTCGGTATGTAGTTACATCTAATAAGGAAAGGACTTTGTATTATTTATATAAAGAGGTTGACGGAATTTTATCTAAGATTGCAAAAAATAAAAATCCGACCGAATTTGACAAAATAATTTGGAAAGTCTAAATATACCCCCCCTATTATGAAAGGAGATTTAATTTGGCAGAGTTGACATTGTTAGAAAAACTTGCTAAAATTCGTGGTCTGGTCGAGGTTATGGAACAGAGCAAGAAAGGATATAATTACAAGTATGTTCCTGAGGATGAAATTTTAGCAAAGGTTTTGGCGGGTATGGAAAAATACAACATATCCCTTGTTCCGTCTATTGTTCAAGGAACGAATAGGGTTGTTCTTAATAATTACAACAACATTAGTTTTGCAAAGAGCGGTGATAAAATAGAGAAAACCGTCAGCGAGATTTTTGTCTATGGGGATATGGTTTATACTTGGTACAATAATTCAGACAGGAACGACAAACTTGAAGTGCCTTGGTTCTTTGTAGGACATCAAGACGATGCAAGCAAAGCGTTTGGTTCTGGGCTATCTTATTCATCTCGATACTTTCTCTTGAAGTATTTTAATGTTGCTACTGTTGCTGATGATGATGCAGATCAGTGGTACGCAAAGAAAAAAGAGGCAGAGGACGCTGAAAATAATAGAATTTTGAATGGCCTTATTGAGAAGATAGGCGAATTATCAAAAGCATATTGTGGCAAAGATGAAAAGAAAAGAAAAGCTATCACAGACTTTTTCGAGTCTGTAATTACTGTTAATGGTTCGCCTACTGCAAACTTTGCAAAGATTAAAGACCTTGAAATGGCGGCAGAGGTTCTGCGAAAGACTGAGGAATATATAAACAAAAATAAAGGAGGAAACAAATAATGTTTCTTGTAACAAAAGACGGTAAGGCTATTGGTTCTGGGTTCGTTCCGCGTGATGCTGAAAGTTTCATAGTGGGCGAAAAGGGTTCTCTGCTCGTTAAATTTTCTATAAAAGTTGGCGAAACAGGAACTGGTGATGATAAAGTTGCCGTATGGAAAAACTGTATCGCTTGGCGACAGTATGCGGAAATCGCAAAAGAAATCGTTAAAGGAGATACGGTGTTTGTAACTGGGGTAGAGAAAACATCTACTTATACCTCAAGAGATGGGGAGGAAAAAACAAAAACAGAGGTTGAGATTGATTTTATTCAAATTCAAAAGAGGTCATCTGAGAGCAAGGATTCTGTAAAGACCACAAAAACAACAAAGCCTACTGAAAATGAAGTCCCTGCGCCTGTTGACGATAGCGACGACCTTCCGTTTTAATGATAAGGAGTGAAAAATGAACTGTAGCCTTATTATAAAGGATATGCGGTGGAGTTTTTCAAGAATTAACAGTTTCAGAGATTGCCGATATGGGTGGTTTCTGAAATACATAAAAGAAGTGCAATCAAGTCCGGGGTTCTTTGCTGAATACGGAAGTTTAGTGCATAAAATACTGGAGATGTATTTGAGCGGTCAGATTCAAAAAGACGAGTTGACTAACTATTACATCTCCAACTTCTTTTCTACTGTTAGAGGAAGTCCGCCATCGACGGATATTTATTTTAATTATTATAAAAAAGGTATTGATTACTTTGACAACATAGAGTTCCCTTATATGGATAAAATCTCGACCGAACTAAAATGCGATTTTAGTTTAGACGGATATAATTTCATCGGAATAATTGATGCCGTTGCTGACGACGGAAAAATTATCCTCGACCACAAATCAAGAGATTTGAAGCCGAGAAGCAAAAGAAAAACGCCCACAAAAACAGACAAACTACTTGACGAATATCTGAGACAACTTTATCTTTACTGCATACCAGTCATAGACATTTATAAAGCGCCACCGGAAAAACTTGCGTTCAACTGCTTTAAGTCAAGTTGGGTTGAGGAAGATTTTGATGTTGAAAAGTTTGAGGAAACAAAGCAGTGGGCTAAACGAATGATAGAAAGAATTATTGACAACGAGGACTGGTCGCCTCGCATTGATTATTTCAAATGCAATTATCTTTGCGATGTATGCGACCATTGTGAATACAAAAATATGATGTGGGGAGGGTAGGATTTGATTGTAGACAGAGAAGTTATTGATAAGGCAAAAGAAAAACTTGGCGAGGATAACTTTGCCAACATAATGACTGCCCTTAATATAGATGAGTTTGATGAAAGAAATAAGAAATGTTGTTGCCCTTTCCACGATGAAAAAACGCCGAGTTTTATCTATAATGCAAAGGCGTATAATTGTCACTGTTTTGGGTGTGGAAAAAATGTAGATATTATAGATGCGTTTATGTTTGCAGGTTGCACATATCTTGAGGCCGTAGAAAAACTAACAACTCTCGCCGGTATAAATTACAGTTTTGGCGAAATGAGAGTTAAGACGAAACATCAGTACAGATATCCTAAAGAAGTTCAGGCTGATGATAAGGAACTCATCTACGACTATCTTGCAAAAAGAAAAATCAGCAGACAAACTATAGACTACTTAGACGCAAGACAAGAGGGCGGAAACATCGCGTTTAATTTCTACGATTTGAACGATGTATTAACTCTTGTTAAATATCGCCCCGCGAGAAAACTTGAAAAATGTGAGACTAAAACTTGGTGTCAAAAAAACGCGGATACCTCGCCTTTGCTCTATAATATGAATAAGATAAACGCCTCTATGCCACTTCTTATTTGCGAGGGCGAGATAGATTGTATGACTGCTATTGAGGCAGGATATTCTAATGCGACTTCCGTTCCTTTCGGCGCTGGAAATTTCACTTGGATTGACGAGAACTGGGATTGGTTAGAGCAGTTTGAACAAATAATTATTTGCTCTGACAACGATGCGCCGGGATATAAAATGCAAAAAGAAATAATCTATCGGCTTGGAACTTGGAGAACAAAAGTCATAGATATTCCAAGCAAGTATGAGAAAGAAAATGGAACTGTCGTATCTGTAAAAGATTTGAACGAGGTTCTCTTTTACTATGGAAAAGAAAAGGTCATTGAACTTATCTTAAATGCCAAAGATTGTCCCATTGAAAGCGTCATAGACTATTCAGATATTGAAGATGTGAACCTTGAGGATATTGAGGGAATTAACTTTGGAATCAGAGGCATCGACAGAGAACTTATGCGCTTGTTCTATGGAACATTCAATGTTGTGACGGGCATAAACGGGTCTGGTAAAACTTCTTTTCTTAGCCAGATAATTTGTCAGGCATTAGAGCAAGGCAAAAAGACTTGGTTTTACAGCGGTGAGTTGCCGAACCACCAAACAAAAAACTGGATCAGCTTTATCTTGACGGGGCAAAAGCATTTGAAACAGTATCAAGATTCTGATTCAATTTACTGGAGAGCGCCTAAGCACATCAAAGAAAAGCTCAACGATTTCTACAGAGATAACCTCTATATTTATAAAGACGGGTGCTCTCGCAAAATTGATGACCTTATGCTTTCTATGGAAGAAACGGTGAGAAAGAACGGCGTAAAGCTTTTAATCGTTGATAACCTTACCGCATTAAATCTGGATTGTGATGTTAAGGATAAGTATGAAAAACAAGCAAAATTTATTACCGAACTCATAGACTTTGCAAAGAAGTTTAATGTTGTTGTAGTTATGGTAGTTCACCCTCACAAAATGGATATGACAAGGCGTATGAATAAAATGGATATCCAAGGCGCTATGGCATTGAGCGATTTAGCGCACAGGGTTGTGAGCTTATATAGGGTTTCAGATGCAGACAAAGCAGGAACGCCAAGGCTCAACGGACAAGGCTGGCAAAAAGAACCTATCAAATATGATGTTCTGTTTGACATACTCAAAGACCGTATGAGAGGTATGGAAGGCAAGACCGTAGGGCTTTATTATGATAAGCCGTCTAAGAGATTTTTTACTGGATTATCGGATTTGGCTTACGATTATTCTTGGGATGATACAGAGCCTACAGATGAACTTCCGTTCCCGCCGGAACAACTCAAAAAAGAAACAGAAGAATGCGAAATATTTGGAGAGATTGAGGACGAATAATGATATTTCAAAACTATCATAGACATAGTATGTTTACGAATATCAGAGTTTCTGATTGTGTAACCTCTAATGACGATTATGCAAAGAGAGCAAAGGAACTCGGACACGGAATCATATCTACTTGTGAACACGGATATCAAGGCAGATACATTGAGGGGTATGAGCTTGCAAAAAAATATGACTTGAAGTTTGTGTTTTCTGTCGAGGCATACTGGGTCAAAGATAGATTTGAGAAAGACAGAACAAACTGTCATATTTTCCTCGCTGCAAGAAATGAGAACGGAAGACAAGCAATAAACGATGTTCTTTCAGAGGCAAACATAACTGGATATTATGGACAGGCAAGGCTTGATATTGATTTGCTTTTGTCCTTGCCGAAGGACGACATCATTGTGACTACAGCTTGCGTTGCATTTTGGAAATACGATGACGCAGAGGAAGTGGTTAAAAAACTTTACGACCACTTTGGAAAAAACTTTTATCTTGAGGTTCAGTACCACAACACGGAAAAGCAAGCTCAGATAAATAATATGGTATTAGACTTGTCTGAAAAGTATGGCATTGAAATCATAATGGGTTGCGACAGCCATTACATATCCGAGGATAATGCGTGGAAAAGAACAGAATACCTCTCGTCAAAAGGAATGAGATACGAGGACGAGGACGGGTGGTTTATGGATTATCCAGACGGTGATGAGGCGTACAAAAGGTTCGCGAGCCAATGTGTTTTGTCGCACGACCAGATAGTGTCCGCTATGCAAAACACAAATGTCTTTCTTGAGGTAGAGGAATATAACAATCCTTGCTTTACGCAGGACATTAAAATGCCTACCTTATATCCTACTCTTTCTCAAGAAGAAAAGAACAGAATTTATTTTGATTTAGTTTATGAAAAGTGGGAAGAACACAAGAAAAAAGTTCCAGAGGAAATGTGGGAAATCTACGAAAGAGAAATCGCAAAAGAAGTTCAAATTGTTTTAGAAACGAACCACTCCGATTATTTCTTGCTTGACTATGAAATCATTAAAAGAGGAATAGAAAGCGGCGGAATAATCACATCGTCTGGCAGAGGTTCTGCTGTTTCATTTTTCACAAATAAACTGCTTGGGTTCACCGAGGTAGACAGGATAGCGTCAAAGGTCAAAATGTACCCAGAACGCTTTATGTCTCCCACAAGAATACTGGAAACAAAGTCGTTGGCAGATATAGACTTTAACCTTGGGACAGTTGAGATTTTTGCAGACGCACAAAGAGAAATCCTCGGTGAAAAGCACGCTTATCCGATGATGGCTTACGGAACAATGAAACCGAAAGCGGCGTGGAAAATGTATTCTAAATCACAAGACATAAGTTTTGAAATTACTAACGAGGTTTCAAAACAAATAGAACGATACGAAATGGCTTTGAAGTATGCCGATGAAAATGACAGAGAGTTTGTCGATGTTCGAGATTATATTGAGAGTTCTTATCGAGATATCTACGAACAGAGTTCAGAGTACCTTGGCGTTATTTCAGACGCAAAAATTCACCCCTGCTCTTATTTATTGTATCAAGGCGACATAAGAAAAGAGATTGGGCTAATAAAAATCAAAGACCATTTGTGTTGCATTATGGACGGGAAATGGGCTGAGGAATACAAGTTCTTAAAGAACGATCTGCTTAAAGTTTCTGTCGTTGAGATGATAGAAAAAGTCTATCGGAGAATAGGCATAAAAAGGCACACTGCAAACGAGTTGCTTGAAATCTGCGAGAACGACAATCAAGTATGGGATATATACAAGAAAGGTTGTACGCTCGGAATAAATCAGGTCGAACAACCGGCGAGCCGTGGCAGAGTAGCAAAGTATAAACCAAAAAATATCGTGGAACTTTGTGCGTTTGTCGCTGCCTTGCGACCGGCTTTCCGTTCAATGTATAAGATTTTCGAAAAGAGAGAGCATTTCGATTATGGAATAAAGTCTTTTGACGAACTTATACAGACACCAGAGATGACGAGCACATTCATTCTTTATCAAGAAATGTCTATGGCGACTTTGCATTATGCAGGAATACCTATGTCTGAGTGCTATGACATAATCAAGAACATCGCAAAGAAAAGAGTTGACAAAGTTCTTAAATATAAGAACGCGTTTATCAATGGGTTCTCAAAAGTTCTCATTGAAAACGAAGGGCAAACCGAACAGCAAGCAAAAGACTTGTCAGATAAAGTTTGGCAAATTCTTGAGGATTCCAGTCAGTATTCATTCAACGCCTCTCACTCTTACTGTATGGCAATAGACAGCCTCTATGGGGCATATTTGAAAGCAAAATACCCTTACGAGTTCTATGAGACATTCTTACGCATCTTGCAAGAAAAGGGCGAAAAAGACAGAATGAACGCAGTTAAGGCTGAGGCAGAAAACTATTTTAAGATCCGGTTCTCTCCGTTCAAATTCCGACAAGACAACAGAAAGATTATGACAGACAAAGAGAACGGGAGAATGATAAACAGTCTTTCCTCTATTAAAGGATTTGGGCGTAGCGTTTCAAATGTTCTTTATGATTTATCCAATGTAGAGTTTGACGGATTTTTTGAGTTCCTTTTGAAAGCAAAGGAGGTTTCCCTGTCAAGAACCGCCATAGAAAAACTCGTAAAGATTGATTACTTTTCAGAGTTTGGGAACACTACGGAACTTCTTATGATGTTAGAAATGTTTGAGATGCTGAAAGAGGGTGACGCCAAACAGGTCGCAAAAGAAAAAGTTGTGGCAAAGTTCGAGGATATATTCAGAGATTATTGTGAGGGAAACAGAAAAGACGGTTCGCCTGCTAAGTCATATTTCATAACCGATATGCAAACTCTTATGAAAAAAATTGAAGAGAGAATTTTTGCATTAAGACTTCCAGAGGAACCAATGAAAGAAAAGATTAAGTCTCATATAGAAATTCTCGGATATATTGATGTTGCCACAAACAAAGAGGAAGACAAAAGAAAACTTGTCGTTATGAGCGTTAGGCAACTTATGGGAAAATATAGCGATGAACCTTGGGCTTACATCGTAACAACAAGGTCTCTCGGAACTGGTAAGAACAGCGAGCTTACCATTTTGTCAAAACTCTATAAGGTATTTCCTGTGCTTGAGGGCGACATTGTTTATGCTAAAACGGTACAAAAACACAAGAGCGGATACTGGCATCTTACAGACTATAAGCAAATAGCTTGACAAAAAGCTGGGAATATGGTATAATGATAGAGTTCTTTAAGGAGGGCTAATATGAAACGGCTATTGAACTGGTTTGTATCTGAGGGGTTCGTCGTAAACTTAGACTTTGATTATGAAATCAGAGCGTCTATTGGGGCAGTAGCAATCCGTATTAACAGACTGCAAAACGGGTATATGCTTTCCTTAAAACAAATAACAAAGGAAGGGGATTGCCAAGTTATTGAAAAGACTTGCAGGACTTCAAACGATGTTATCGGGATTATCAAAGAGAAGTGCATATTTTCAGATTGAGTGAACTTTGGTGCTCATTTCGTGCGCGATATGGGTACGAAAGTCAACCGCCAATAAAATCTGTATTTTATTTGGTGGTTTCAAATAGCACATATTATTTATGACGAAAGGGATATAGTATGACAATATCAGAAATCACAAAGGACATTCACGAAAACGCTATAGCTCACGGGTGGTGGGACGAGGAAAGGACTTTTGGGGATATCATTGCTTTATGCCACTCTGAGCTTTCAGAAGCTCTTGAGGAATATAGATGTAAAAGACCTGCGTTTTACTATGTATGCGAAATGGAACAAGATGATGGCTCAATAATTCCTTGTGTGAGAACAGACCACGGCGACGATAATTTCAAGGGTGAAAAACCAGAGGGAACTGCGGTTGAACTTGCAGATTGCATTATCAGAATCCTTGACTATTGCGGAAAAGAAAAAATAGACATTGAACACATTATAGAGGTTAAGAACGAATACAACAAAACCCGTCCTTATCGGCACGGAAATAAGGTGTTGTGAATTTGCGAGGCAAGGGAGGGATATCTGAATAAAACTTGAGTTTTATTGGCTCAAAAGGGGGAACGATTGCGGACACTTTGTTAAGTCTGCTGATTATGAAAAAACTTTATCGAATAGGTTGTTGTGTTATTGTTTTATTTATCACGGTTTGTTTTTTTAATACAACAACGGAAACGACAGAAGGATTAAAGGAAGGTCAAACAGAGCATCAATATTTTTTTATACAGGAAGGCGTTGACTGGGAAGATATCTTTCCCTGTAAAAATGCAACAGACGAACACTTTTTCCCACGAAAAACTGTAGAGGTAGAACACTTTTTTATAGGAATAAGTGTGGAGGATCAGATTTTCATTAAAGAGGTTTGCGAATATTACGAATTCGATGAAAAACTTATTTACCAGATTATGTCCGTAGAAAGTGGATTTGATGCGAACGCTGTATCTAAAACGAATGACCACGGAATTATGCAGATAAACAAAGTTCACAGCAGACCATTTATAAAAGATAACTCAGACGGGTTTGGGGACGATTTTGAAAAGAACTTTGATTATTACAACATCAGGCATAATGTTGTAGTCGGCATTAGGATGCTGAATTATACAAGAGAAATGTGCCAAAGATACGGACTTACAAGAACTCAGGACTATATACAAGCATATAACCAAGGCGTGTGGGGATATCTTAAAAACAGAAATACAGGATATTCAACCAGAGTTCTGAATACAGAAATAGATTCTTATGTTAGCGTGTATGAATTGTGCGAGGAGGGCGAAATAATTTGGGATCTGCAAGAGAAACAAAAGAGTGTTTTGAAAGACTTCGAGAGGAAATCTCTTCTTATTCTAACGGCATCACGCCACTAAAAGATAGCGGCGAGAGAGAACACTTTGAGACGGGTGCTGTTAGAGATATATCAGTAGGAAAGGGCAGGTGCGACCTATTGCCTTTAATTCAGGTTGCAGAACTGTTCTGTCCTGCAAGGAGCGAGTATGAGGATAGCAGATGTCAGTTTGAGTTCTTATATTCTGTTGGTCGGTTTATACGAACTGGTGACACTGAATACATTTATGACGCAATCGGTAACTTTTGTGATATTGCCTATGACGGAAGCCTACCGACTATGTTACTTGAAGTAGCAAAGCAGTACGAATCTGGGTGCGCCAAATACTCCGCAAGGAACTGGGAAAAGGGAATGTATCTGCATAGGTTTATTGACAGCGGAATTAGACATTATCTGAAATGGCTGAATGGCGATGACGATGAGCCTCACGACAGAGCAGTAGTTTGGAATTTGCTCGGCGCAATTTTCAATATGGAAAATCACCCGGAACTTACGGACATTGAGTTTAAGGAGATAAATAATGCCGAAACAGAAAAATCAAAAGGCGAAAGCACATTCTTTTAGAATTACCTTTGACCTTGATGATGTTCTTATAGATTTGGTGTCTCATTGGGTAAGCGCCTTAAACAAAAGACACGGACTTTCCGTAGACATAGAGGATATTAAAGATTGGGCAATTACTCGATGCTTTCCTACATTATATCATTCCCGACGATGAGCTTTTTGTGAAATGGAAAAGTGACGAGGCTTTTATCGATGAGTACGGACGGCTCATGAATCGCAAGCCTCACAGGGTTCTGAGGGAACTGAAGCACTATGTAGAAAATACACCTATGGTTCAGCAGAGAACTTCTTCACCGCCCGCCGCCCCTGTCAGAAAAAGTTCTCCTGTTAAGGACTACATCAAAGACACTGTCCGTGATACGGCGATGGAAGCCACCGAAATCATTGTTGATAGAGCCGTTGACATCTTCTTTTATGAGGTGCTTCCAAATGTGTGGCACGAGCATATCGTTCCATTTTATCGCCGCACGAAAGAGGCTCTGACATCAAAAGAACTGAAAGCGGACGCAGTCCTTGCGAAATCAAAAGCGAGTACGGATGTTGCCGTAAGGCAGCCGAAAGCTGGTACAAAAATGACGCAGGAAGAGGCTGATGCCGAAAAGCGAAAAGTCCTGTATCACTGGCTCGGAATGTTGAACAGTCTAAAGAAACTTTACGATGCCAATGAGATCGACAACATTGATTCAACTTTGGTGCAGTTGACAGAGCCTGCGATGTTGGAGCGAGTGAATGCTTTTTTGAGTGAAAATCCGAATCTGCTTGAGACAGATAAGTACATCGTACTCCACGGTCTGCTTGGAAGGGATTTATATAAGGAACGGCAGCTCATTCCTATCAGAGCAGCCGAAATAACAACAATAGCCGAATCATACGGATATGAGGCAAGAAACGATAAAACGGAGGATTAACGAAATGGAAAACGGTGAGCAGCTTACTTTTGAATTTGAACAGAGACCCACGATAAAGGGTTTCCCTGAACTTCGATGGACGGGCAAGCGTCCCTACCGCTCCACGCAGTATTACCCTGCGCAGTTGAGGGAATCCTACGGAGAAGAACAGAGCGGATGGATCAACAAAATTTTCTGGGGAGACAATCTCCAGGTCATGAGCCATCTGCTGAAGGAGTACCGCGGACAGATTGACTGTATCTATATTGACCCTCCATTTGATAGCAAGGCAGACTATAAGAAGAAAATAGATATTCGAGGGATTGGAAAAGCCACTTCTGATGCAACATCTTTTGAAGAAAAGCAATACGGTGACATATGGACTAACGATGAATATCTCCAATTCATGTTTGAGCGGCTTATTATTATGCGGGATTTGCTTTCAGATAGGGGAACTATATTTCTCCACTGTGATTGGCATAGGAGCCATCAGTTGAAACTCATCATGGATGAAGTGTTCGGAGTTAATCATTTTAGGAATGAAATAATTTGGTCTTATTCAACTCTTGGAAGACCGAATGATCGGTTTGCGCAAAAGCATGATACTATTTTTTCGTATGGAAAAACCGACCAGACCTTTTTCAATGTTGATGATGCAAAAGTACCATATTCTGATGAATACATACGCTCTCACTTTCGTGATGTCGATGATGAAGGACGCCAGTGCAGAAAACGATTTGATGCAGGAAAATGGAGAACATATTATCCAGACAGCGGCATGATTCCTAACGATGTCTGGGATATTCCTTATGAAAACTCCATGTCAAAGAATAGGCTTGATTACCCAACTCAAAAACCAGAAGCGCTTCTTGAGCGGCTGATTAAATCGTCAACAGTACCTGGAGACCTCGTTTTTGATTGCTTTATGGGAAGTGGCACAACCCAGGCTGTTGCCATGAAACTTGGCAGGCGCTTTATCGGTGCGGACATCAACCTCGGCGCGATTCAGACAACTACCAAGCGGCTGCTTGCTATCGCCGATGAGCTAAAGCCTGCCCGTAAGCCTGTGACCTACGACATGATAAAACCGCAGCTTTCAATGGTAGCCGAGCCTGCTCCGTACCTCGCTGCAGCAAGCGCAGGCGGCAATGCTGAACTGAATGCTGAAGACCGAGGCAAGGTCATCGACTTCTTTAAGTCGAAGGGACTGGATACGACCGCTTTGGAGGATGTGAAATACACAGGCTTTGAAGTCTACAACGTGAACAACTACGATTTCTTCCGCAATCCCGTGGAAGCCCGCGACCTTCTCATCGCCGCCCTGGAAATCCAGCCGTTCCCGCAGAGCGATGTCTGGGACGGCGAACTTGACGGCAGGATGGTAAAGATCATGCCCGTCAACCGCATCGCTACCAAGGCGGACTTGAAGGAGCTTCTTGCGAACCTTCCGTACAAGACCTACGAGAAGCGCAAGGAGGAGAATCCGAACCAGCCTGTGGAGCGCATAACTATCGTCTGCATGGGACACGAGCCGGATTTGAAAGGCGCGCTGGAGCAGGAACTGAATGAGTACAAGGTAGATATCCAGATCATGGACATCCTCCGCGATAAGGCAGACCTTCAGCTTAAGCGTGACTCCGAGGCTGAAATCGTCCGTGAGGGAGGCAAGCTGGTCATCCGTGCGTTCTACCCGATGAACCTCATGCAGAAGCTCTCCCTCCAAAAAGAGTATGTAGAGGATTGGCGTCAGCTTGTTGATTCCATCATGATTGACTGGAACTACGATGGCGTAGTCATGCAGCCCGCCGTGACCGATGTCCCCGGCAAGAACGAGATGGTTAAGGGTATCTACGACATCCCGGAAGGCTGCGGCACAATCAAAGTCAAGATCACCGACCTGCTCTCCGAGTCGCTGGAAGTGGAGGTGCGTTAAATGGCTGTAGAATTTGATCCGAATTTTTCATTCAATCAACAACTGTGGTACTACTACACCACGAACCGTGGAAAGATTCGTTCCCGTTATAACGACCTTACGAGGAAGTTCCTCGCCTACAACGACAGCGAGGAGAATCCCCATGCCTTTCTGCGCAAGCCGCAGTTCGAGGCTTTGGAGATGTATATCTTCGTGAAGGAATTCATGAACAACAAGCAGGTCTATGAGATGTTCGATGACTGGCGTCATAAGAGAGACCGCTTCTCCGATGCATCATATTATGCGTTGGAGAAAAACGGTCAGATTCGCCTCTTTGACGCTCCGACCGAGAAGCAGACCGACACGCTCTTCAAGCAGATGAAGAAGTACCGCGAGGACTACCCGAACTACATCTACGCCCTCACGATGGGACTTGGCAAAACCATCCTCATGGCCACCTGCATCTTCTATGAATTCCTGCCGTAGAACAGGTTTATGAGGTTCTTTATGAGGAAGATTTCTGGAAAGACATTCAACCGAGAGAGGGCGCTCAAGAAACTATTAAAAAACTATCTGCCGAGGGATATGAAATCTGGGTTTGCACGAACTCTAATTATCAGACCATTAAAATGAAAGTAGATAGGGTTCTTTCCCTGTTTCCAGAATTAAGTTTTGATAGTTTTATCATAACGAAAAACAAGCAACTCGTAAAGTGTAATGTGCTTATCGACGACGGAACACACAACCTTGAAAAGGGAGAGTATTACAGATTGCTTATGGATAGGCCGTGGAACAGAGATTATAACGAGGAAAAGAACGGAATACTTAGGGTTTGTGATTTTAATGATATTTATAGCGCAATAACTAAAATTTCAAAATTATGAGTGGAGAATATTTATGGAAGTAAGAGAGTGGCTTGGCGAAAAAAATCAACTTGGCGTTGACATTTGGGAAAAAAAATATAGATACAACAATGAGACATTTGATGAATGGCTCGACAGGATTTCTGGTGGTGATGAGGAACTAAGAAAGATTATTGCAGAAAAGAAGTTCCTTCCTGCCGGGAGAATACTTGCTCACAGAGGATTAGAAAAATATGGATTAAAGTTTACACTCTCTAATTGTTATGTAGTTACACCTCCTGAGGATAGTATTGAATCAATATATGATTGTGCTAAAAAAATGGCTCGTACATATAGTTATGGTGGTGGTAGTGGTGTTGATGTTTCTAAACTTGCTCCGAGAGGGGCAAAAGTTAACAACACGGCAAAGAAAAGCAGTGGCGCTGTGTCATTTATGGCATTGTATGATTTAACAGCATCTTTGATCGGACAAGGCGGACGCAGGGCGGCAGCGATGATCACCATTGATTGTTCTCACCCAGACATCGAAGAATTCATAGAAATTAAAACAGACATTAGTAAAATAAACAAGGCAAATTTATCTATTAAAGTCACAGACGAGTTTATGAACGCGGTAAAAAATGATGAGATTTTTTACTTAGAACACACCAGAGAATCTTCTGGGGAAACAATTAGCGTTCCCATTAAAGCAAAGGCGCTATTCAGAAAAATTGCTGAGGCAAACTGGGATTATGCTGAACCCGGTTGCTTGTTTTGGGATAGGATTAAAAACTGGTCTCTCTTGAGCAAAACAGAAAACTTTGAGTTTGCGGGAACTAATCCTTGTTTCACTGGTGATATGAAACTTTTAACATCAGGGGGATACAGAACATTTGAAGAATTATGTGGCAAGGATTTTTTTGTCACTGGATACCTAGGGTCAAATTCGAAAGGCAAAGTATGGGAAACTGGGGTTAAGCAAGTAATCGAGTTATCCCTTTCAAACGGGGAAAAAATAAAGTGTACCCCAGACCATATTTTCTTAACAATAGATATGCAAAAATCAATCGCATCGGGTCTTAAATCTAAAAAAATTATGCCCTTTTTAAAAACATCTCACTCTCACATAGAGGATTTTGTTAAGTACGGGTTTATACAGGGGAACGGGAAACTGACAAGACTGAAGTCTAATTATCACAAAGGCATAGAGGTTAACATTGGTAAAAACGACTCAGATGTGTTAGACCTTTTTCGTGATGATGTTTATTCTATGGGAAAAAATAATCGCGTAATATATTTATCTGGATATAATGAAAAACTTAAAGACCTTGGCTTTTCTCAAGAGGGGTTGTTAAATAGAGAGTTTCCGTCAACTTATAATAGTTGGGGGCTAATAGAAAAAGCAAGTTTTCTTCGCGGGTGTTATTCTGCGAATGGGTGTTGTTTAAACTCAAAAAACAAGTATAGCAGAAGAGTCCAATACAAAACAACCTCCATAAATTTTGCTCGTCAACTTTCAGAAACATTAGAAAAAGATTTTGGGATTTCTTCTTATATAACCACCAACAAATCAAAAAATAACATTTTTTCAAACGGGGAATATGTTTGCAGGGAAAGTTATGATGTAAATATTTACAAGTTTAATGGGTTGTTCGCCTTTTTTCACGAAATAGGGTTTTGCCAAAAGTATAAAACATATAATTTATATTGTACGCTTATGATGAGAGCACCATATGTTATATCTATAAAAGATATAGGGGTGGAAAAAGTTTATGACTTTACGGAGCCATCTACCCACTGGGGCGTGGTTAATGGGTTTGTGGCTCATAACTGCGCCGAAGAACCCCTCCCTGCCGGTGGCTCTTGCCTTCTCGGAAGCATAAACCTTTCAGAGTTTGTAGAAAATCCATTTTCAAAAAACGCAGAATTTAACTATGAGGCTTTTGAAAAAACTGTAGAGATTGCTGTAAAGGGACTTAATGATATTCTTGACGAGGGATTGCCTCTGCACCCGTTAGAGGAGCAAAGAGAAAGCGTTAAGAACTGGAGACAAATCGGTTGCGGAATTATGGGACTTTCAGATATGCTTATCAAATTAGGCGTGGAATACGGAAGTTCTGAGGCTATTAAAATATGTGGAGATATAGCATCTTGTATGTTAGAAAGCGCATTCCTCAAATCTTGTGAATTAGCAAAGAATGCGGAATCATTTCCTCAATATTCATTCGAAAATATAATTAAATCACAATTTTACAAAGATAACCTTGGGTATAATTTTTATAAAGACAAACTTAAAGAGTGTGGACTTCGCAATTCTCAACTGTTGACTATCCCTCCCTGCGGAACAATCGCAACAATGCTTGGTATTTCCTCTGGGATAGAGCCTATCTTTGCTAACTCATACACACGCAAAACAGAATCTTTACACGGCAAGGATGTTGCCTATAAGGTCTACACACCAATCGTAGAGGAATATATGCAAAGGTTTGGTCTGACAGACGAATCAGAATTGCCAGATTATTTTGTAACATCAAAGGATATTGCATTACGCAACAGAATTGATATGCAGGCAACTTGGCAAAGGTACATTGATGCTTCTATCAGTTCTACCGTAAATGTTCCTAACGAATTCACGGTTGAGCAAGTTGAAGAACTCTATATGTACGCTTGGGAACAAGGACTAAAGGGCATTACAATATTCAGAGACGGGTGCAAACGACTTGGCATCTTGACAACAGACGATAAAAAGGAAAAGCCCGTGAGTCCACAAAAGGAACTTGGCCGAGGGTTCATCTATGAGATTAACAATGATGTCGTTGGCAAAAAGAGAAAACTGACGACAGGGTGTGGGAGTCTACACTGCATCGCGTTTTTCGATCCGTTCAACGGGGACTTATTAGAGACATACCTTAGCAAAGGTAGCACAGGTGGATGCAACAATTTTATGGTCGGATTATCCCGTATGATTTCGCTTTCAGCAAGAGCCGGCTGTGATATTAAATCTATCATAAATCAACTTGATAGTTGTGGCGTTTGTCCGTCTTACGCAGTTAGAAAGGTAACAGCAAAAGATACCTCAAAAGGTTCGTGCTGTCCTATGGCTATCGGAAACGCCTTGCTCGATATGCACAAAGAAGTTCTTGATGAACTCGGACTTTTAGATGTCGAGGATAAAGAACTGAACAACGGACAACTATGCCCTGAGTGTCAAGAGCAAATGGTTGCAGAGGGCGGTTGCGTATCTTGCAAAGCCTGTGGCTGGAGTAAGTGTTCATAGTCAATCACCTACCGCTTTAGAAGGAAGGAACGGCAATTCCTCCAAGACTTAAGAAGTCTGGATCTCCTTGCCGGAAACAAGAATGAATTACAGATTTTTTCAAAATAGCGAATGTGAATATTTTCCTTGCCACAAAATTAAAGACTGTAAGAATTTTAGTTGTCAGTTTTGTTTTTGTCCTCTTTATTTTTTTGAGGATTGCGGTGGAACACATAAATTGTTTAACGGAATAAAAGACTGCTCCGATTGCATTATTCCGCATTATGATTATGATTTTATCATATCAAAACTGATAGAAAGATGTCATTTATAACTTAAGAATGATAACATAAAACAGAGTTTTTCAGTTATAACTGAAAGAAAGGGATTTATGACTAAGGCAGAGATATTAAGAAAAGTTTTTTATTGGGTTTCGTTCAGGGAGAACACATACTACGAATTAGGGTCGCTGTTCAACATAAGGTCTTACGACCCCGGCATTCCTGACCTTTTTCTACCAGTAAAGAAGCACCACTTTGCAGGGCTATTCGTCTGTTTTTCCTTAAATCCGTCTAAAACTCCTACCGAGGATCAGGCAAGGTGGATAGAAAGGCTCACAAACCAAGGATACGCAGTAAGGGTTTGTTCTACATCAGATGAGGTCATCGAGGTTATTGAGACATATTTTAATAAGTTTGTATATATGAGTGCTCAAGAGGATATGACGCTTGAAGAAAAACATGGCGAAGAACCAGAGGTTGAGGATAGGGGTTTTTCCATTGATACTGAATCTGATTATGCGGACGAACTCAGCAGATACGAGGGTTAAAATAACGAGCCAATAAAACGCTGGTTTTTATTGCCATAAAAGAGGTATTATTTTGTTATGTTGAATGTGAGAGACCATAAGAAAATGTGTGTTGTTTGTTTTGAAAAGCCCGCGATAAAGAACTGGCACGAGTGTCCTAAGTGCAAAAAAGAAAGAGAAGAAACAGAGAACACAAACAATGGTATTGACAAATAGTTGAAAATATGGTATAATGTATGAAGTCGCAAGTGTTTCTTGAAATGAGGAATAACTTGCAAGAACTGCAAGTATTTACTGAAATGAGGAATTATATGATTTGCGTTAAACGGTCTGATGTTTGTCAGCATTATAAGGTAGGGTATGACGAGAAACCAAGTTGGCTTTGCGAAAAAAAGTTTAGAGCAATAACCGAACTTTTGAAAAAAGGAGATGTTGCCATATTTGATTCGACTGGATTTTTCACGGTGGTTTCTTTTGAGGATTTTGATAAGGACTATGTAGTTTGTCCTAACTTGCCGGATAATTAACTGAGAAAAAATCAAAAAATTCTGATTAAATGGCAGATAAAAGTCAAAGATAATATAAAGTGGACTTTACTTTATCTTGACAAGTAATCCTTGACGCCTTGATGACTATATAATAATGTTCACTGATAAGGAGATTGATTATGAGTTTCAGCAGAGAAAACAGAAAAAAGCAAATCCGGCGTTGCAGATATGACGAGAAATACACATTCGAACTTTCAGGAAAGCAGTATCGGTATGTTATGCTCGGCAATAAATACAAGCTCGTTGAGCAAACTAATTAGAACAGGTAAGAGAGATGTTTGAGTGGTGTATGGGGCATCCATATCTTACAAGTATAATATCTATTGTTGCGCTTGTGATATTTGGAAACATTTTTTATTATAGTTCAAGGGCAGCGATTTATATTCGCAAAACCCAGATCATAAAACTTATGATTAAAAAGTCTATGATAAACATTGAGGAAACATTAAAATCTTTACTCGAAGAGGACGGGAATGATAAATAAGCCCTATGACAGAAAGCGATATTGGTTTGTTGAGGCGCTTAAAGCCAATATTTTATATCTTATACACTGGACAAGATTTCAAAGAACTTAGGATGCTTTGTTATGATGCCAGATGTTATATAGATGAACTGAAGTGTCAAATAAAAATACTTGTAGAGCCAATTTATGATGAGGACTTCAAAGAAAGGATATTTACTCAGAGAAACAAAATTGATCCATACCTAGACCTTGCTTATGATTATTTGCATTGCACATCAAACTATTTCGATGACATTGAGGTCACATCCGCAAAAAGAGAATACGAGATAATTGAAAGGGATAAGAATGAAAGCAAGAATTAGAGAAAGACAGCATCAGCCCAGTTATATTCCAGACGGGAAAATCGTTAAACTCAACTACGACCACATCGTAAATCATCCGCAATATCCTAAAATGGTTTCTAAATACAAAGCGTGGGTTGAAGAAAACAAGGACACATTGTTCACTACATTCTTTAATCCTGATGATAGCAGGCGACCTGACTTAATCAACCTTAAAAAAGATGGCATTAAGCAGATATGGGTCTTCTTCTATGCTGACCTCATTGTTCAAGATGTTCCTGTGTGTGCCAAATGCAAGTTAGAACCTCGCGTCGAGGGCAAGAAAATCTGCGTGGTGTGTGACAGAAAAGCCAACGAGAAAAAGGAACAAGCGGAGTTTGAGGTTAAACTTCAAGAGGAACTCGATAAGATTGCAGAGGAATGAGCCAATAAAACCTACATTTTATCGCGAGAGGAAATATATATGATAGATAGACAAGAAGTTAAGGAACAGATACTTGAACGAATAACATACTGTCTCGGATTTGGCGCAAAGGCTAAACTCGAAAACCTTATAAATGCAAGCGACGAGGCGATGGGCGTTCTGATCTGTTGCTTAGACAGGTATGACAGGCACAGATTAAAAACATACGAAACATCGTCAGACGAGAATACAAGAGAGGTGCTCGAAAACATAAGGAAAGAATTGTTTGACTTGAGTTTTGATGTTGAATACATTTGCACAGACGACAAGCAAAGCATAAGGGTTTTTGATCACATAGGAAACAATGGGGGGTCTTTTGCTTTTACTCTCAGCGAGAGTTTCTGCTATGTCATCAACAAATATAAGTGTTTTTTAGGACTGGGGGATTGAGCGTGGCTAATTGATATAAACATATCCAATGTGAGTGCGGTTCTTTTAACACAGAAGTAACTTGCCTACTTTCAAATCCAGTAAAATACAAGTTGCGCTGTTTTGACTGCGAAAAAACAAAGGTTTCAGACCATATATTTTGGCTAAGGAGCGATAAAAGAGACGGAGAGTTCACGGCACTATTAGAAAAATATGGACTATCTTATTCCGTGGACGACAATGACAACCTTTATGAAAAAGTAATAACCTCTGTATCTGAAAATGATAATTATGATTTAGATATAACAATTTTTATTCACGACTATAATTTATTTGATTTCAACTGCAATTTCTCAAAACTTAATTATTATCAAGAAATAGAAATTCAGGGTGTTAAATCAAAAGACAAAGTGATAGAACACATAGATAAATTCTTAAAAGAGGCAAAAGCAAAAATTGATGAAATTGAATAATGTGCCAATAAAACGATAATTTTATTGGCCGTGAAAAATAGGGAACATAAATGCTTTAAGAGCGTATCTATGTTCCCTATTTATTTGTTTTTATTCGTGGATTGTCACAATGCAGTTTTCAGCGGCTTTTTCTTTTAACTTTTCATCGCGAACCGCCTGTTCGATTTTAGCGGATAACCAAGCCTCAGAATCTTTAACGATCATATCGAGCGCTTGCCATACGGTTGCACCCATAAGTTCAATAGCCATAAGCCTCGCCCTTTCAAATGCTTCCTTCTGGGTTTCTTCATTCCACTCTCCAGCCGTTTTAAGGGCACCTACAAATACTTGCATTGTATCTGCTACAGCAGTAACTATAGAGTCGCTTGCAAGTTTTAGGTATTTGTCGAGAACCTCATTTTCTCTTTTTTCTTTAATCCAACGAGTAAATTCGGTCACTCCCCAAGCTACAAACGGAACGATTATCGTAGTGATTGCTATTTGCAAAAGACCAGCAATATCAATATCCATAATTTCCTCCTATCCTAAATTTGAAAGAACAGTATAAGTAATAAATCCCGTGACGAGAGACGATATTACCGCGGCAATAATCTTATCCCAATATTGAGACGGTCTATCCTTTATTTTATTTACGCTTTCTTTCAATTCTCCAAAAGCCACTAGTAAATTATCAAGAGTATATTTAGTTTCCATTTGAGCGTTTCTAATACAGCTCATTTCTGATTTTAAGTCTTTCACATCGCCTTCAACCTTTGCTAATCTAAACTCCACAAATCCTTCTTCTTCTGGCATAACTATTTACCTCCATTGTCTTGTTTTAGTTGATTACTTCTTTCCGAAAATCCTTAGGATTATATCGAAAAATGACTGAACTATATTCTGGATCTTAAATTCAGTTTCTTGCCTATCCTCTAATTCCTTCAACTCTTTCTCTATTTTTTGCCTTTCAAATTCCTCCAATCTCTCTTTTTCTTTGGCTAATTTTTCCGCTTCAATTCTTTCTTTTTCTATCTTTTCGGCAAGAATTTTAGCTTCTAAATCCGCCTTTTCTTTAGCAAGTCTTTCGGCAAGCGCCTTAGCGTCGGCATCGGCTTTCTCTTTTGCTAATTTTTCAGCGAGCGCTTTGGCCTCTGCATCAGCCTTTTCCTTGGCTAACTTTTCAGCAAGCATCTTAGCTTCCGATTCAGCCTTCTCTTTTGCAAGTTTGTCCGCCAGTGCTTTTGCGTCAGATTCTTGTTTTTGTTTTTCAGTCACAATTTCAGAAATATTGACAAATCCAGTTACGCCATTTGTTTTTCCTACATTTGATAAGCTGTTTGTTATTCTAATTCTGCCATTTATAATCTGATCACTATAAATATAATATGTTCCGGTTATTTTCCTTGCGACCACAGTGTTTGTAGCAGAACTATAAAGGCTTGCATTTGTCAATATAATCTTGTCACTCTTTTTCAATCCAGATTGAGGTTGCGTCGGGGGTACGGCTGGAGGAATAACAGGTGGCGGAGACACAGCAGAAGAATTCATTGCGGATAAAACCCTGTTCCTGTATTTATCCATATTGTCACCATACAGCCTCTGCCAATGTGCAATGTCTCCGTGGTTTGAGGCATATCCTCTTTTATTCGCTTCTGCGTGGTCAACAACATCTTTAATTGGGATATTATATTTTTTGCAGAGCATAGCACAATATTCAATAGATACTTGCATAGCCTCTTCGTAATACGCCTTATTATTAAGGGCGCTTTCACAAATTTCAAACTGAATGAACGCGGGATTATAATTATAACTGCCCTTACTTCCTTGCCCACATCCAAAGCAACAATAATCGAGCGGCAATGTTTCGCAAACTACAATTTTCTTATTTTTATCATATCCAATAAATGCGTGAACCATTTTCCCGGCGCCTGCTGGTTGAACCACATTCCAGTGATTTCCGTTTTGATTTACGCCGACAATAGCGGGAGCGTCTACATATCGCCTAAGTTCTGGATTGTTTGCGCCTGTGCTATGAACGACAATTCCTTTCGGTGTCATTTTTCGTGCTGTAGTATATGCGCGATTTTTAGTTTGATGTGTTTTATGTATTGTAATACTCATAAAATTATACCCCTTTCATTAGCCTTTTCTCGTTATATAACGCTTAGGCGACGGATATCCTGCCGTTGCAATCCACTCTGTGCCGAGGTTCGGCAGTTTATTCTCATTTGTCAAAGTGTCAGGGCCTTGACAATTCTCGGTTGTCCTGCCTGTTGCGATTGCGTTTGTTGCGATTGATGTTTGGTTGTCAAAATAGCAATTCGTGATTGTCGTGGCGTTTTCAGAGATTGCATCTGCACTCCCGATTGTTGTTGTGCACTGCACAGAACCAACATTTAAACATCTTAAAATTGTAGCGGCTACCCCAGCACCTTGTCTTGCTATACCACTTGCGAAGTTCCTTGAGTCTGTGCTTGCGCCATTTAACAACACACTTGTATAATTTATACAGTCAGATATCGTCCCGTTTTCAAATTGTATCGAGCCAGCAATGCCGCTTATTATTGCATATGCCACCTCCGCCAACAAAGGTGTTTCAATCGTGCTATCTGATATACAACCACTAATTGTTCCACCAATAAGTCTATTACAAAAAACACCACCAACCGTTACAGAATTTGTCGAGGTAAAAAGGCCGCCTTTAATACGCAGATTTTTTATTGTTCCCGTTACACGCCCAAAGAAACCAAACGCAACCGATTGACATTTACAGTTATAAACGGTGTAGCCGTTACCGTTATAAACACCACCAAAACGGTTTGCGTCAGTTCCTATCGGTGTCCAATTGTCAATCGCATTAAGGTCTATATCAGACACCTGCACATAATGAGCAGTTTGGAAGTTTCCTGTATTTGCGTTGACATTATCCCGCATTTCCGCAAGTTGTGCTGGAGTGCGGATTTGGTACGGGTTCGTTTCAGTCCCTGCGCCTAAAATCCTGTCAATGCCGTGTGCTAATAGCATATAGACACCCCCTAAACAGCCGAGCCGTACGATGTGGCGAACAGCACCCAGATTTCCTCAACGGGCGAGAAAAACGCTTCGATGAACCAGTTACCCTCGGTTAAAGTCGGTGCAAAACTGCCAACCCATTTTACAGGCTCATTAAATGAAACCTTGTGGGCGTCGTTTGTGACTTTTAGGTCAATGTAAAATCTTGAAAACTCGGTCGTTCCTCTTGTCGCGTCCATTTCAAACTGAGCGGGTAAAATGAACTCAATAGGGCCAACCGTGGTATGCGTATAAACACAACCTGTTTTTAACGCATTATTGTAAATCCATACTTTATCTTGTTTCGTGTTATCTAATGAAATATAACTATCACAACACCAAGTGCCGTTTGCGCGGTAGTAAATTGCGGGCGACGGGTTGTAAGGCGTATCACGAACAAGGCATTCAGCGGTCGTGCGGAATGACTCGGTAATAATGCCGTAAGAAATTGTCGGAAGTTCCGTGTAAGAAATTGGCGTAATGGTTATATCCGAGCCGTTCAATTCGGCTTTCGACCAACCGCGAGGAAAGGTCAAATCGCCGAGCGCATAATGCGTTCCTTCGAATTTGTCGCTTGCCCAAAAATACGCAAGGACGGGAGCGATACCGTTACCAAACACAGAGCAAGTCTGCACCTCGCGTGTCGCGTTTGCAAATGCAGGCACACCCCCCGGAGCTCTTGTGTTCCGCTCGGCGATGATTTCATATTCGTTGTCGCTTTCTGCGTCTTTTATTTTTAAGTACAAGAAATCGGTTTTTTCTGTGCGCGGTATCGGGTTTATGAACAACTCCGCATAAGTCCCTACCTCCATATTACCTTTGTATGTTTGCCCGTTAAGCACAATGCAACTTTCGCCGTCGAAGTTTTCGGGCAAATCTGCAATGTCCTGCACAATGCAAGGGCGTTTTGTGGATTGTTTCCACAGACCCTCTTCCTTGAACCAAACTTCCGCAAAAGCGTTAAATGGCGTGTCGTTAAGCACCCAACCAGCCTCGCCTTGCGTAATATCTAACTCATAGTCGCCCGTTGGAATTGTCGGAGGTTGTGAGAGTTTCGTGAATGTTGACGCTTCCTCTCTAAATGACCAACCTTGCGGAGCAGGAAACAACGGGAAAGTCAGCGTAGATGACGACCAAACATAAGAAACGCCGTTGATGCTAACAACCAAAACCGCCGCTTCTTCATCGCCAAACTGAACGACATCACTATAAATGTTTACGGTGTTCGTTCCGTCTGTTGCGGTTATATCTATGTTTGTAGCGCCTATATCAAACGCACTTTCAATGAATATCGGCACAGGGTTTAAGTATAAATTCGTGTACCGCAGAAACGGATTACCGTCTGTCGGAGCGAGGTATTTGTAACCCGTACGCCCTTGCAGGACAATAGCAACATTGCCCGAAACATCAGCCAAATCGCCGTATGTGTCAACAATTGAAGCCCACGAACCGCTAATAGGCAATCCTTCCCAATTCAAAACACCCTCGTCAACCGTAAGTTCGTCGAGAACGCTTTCTTTGTTGTCGTGTTCGTGCCTTGCGCTTGTGTTATCCGATATATCAGATAACATTTGTTCGGTGATTTGGTCTATAGCCTCTTTGTTATCGTGAGAGTGCCTTAGTTCATCAAGCGTAACATCTGCTAAAATTCCAGTGTCAACGCCACCTATAAACCAGTTTCCATTTTCCCCTATTTCTGGCGTTAATCCATTATTACCATCTTCTCCGTCTTTTGCTTTAACGTAAGTTATATTCAGCAATCCGTCAACGAGTTCAAAGTTCCATTCTGTACCCTCATTAAATTCGCCCATTTGAACAGGATAATTTGCAATAAGGTTTTGTAGTTCTACAATAAGCCCGCTAACATTGTCATCAAGTTCCTCGTATTCGCCACTTACGCTCTTGCCTACTTTAACTTTGATTATAGGGCTTTTCCCTATTTTTGAAACCTCACCGTCAACAAGCCTCCAAGCAATCACCTGAAACTCAAGTATCCCTGAAACCATAATTTGTTGCCAAAGTTGAATAGTTAGATAACCGCCCTCTTGTTGAAGCGCCTCAGTCTGAATAACGCTTTGACCTTGTGGCTTAAACTCTATGGTATAATAATCTATGTTTTCTGATATTAGGTCGTTAGTAAGCCTTATGTTCAGATTTGTTGACCTATGCTCTCCTTCATACCCGACATTCGGTTCAAGCGTATAATCTGTTATAATTATTTCTTTTATGTTAATCACTCCCTTCAAGTGCTTGCCAATAAAACGACGATTTTATTGGCATATTTAATTATCCAACTGAACAAATGTTGTTCCGTTATATCCATAAAAATGTTTATCATTAGAATTAAAATATATTCCGCCTTCTATTCCAACGGGATCCGCGAATAGTTTTTCAGGAACTATCTGGCCTCTTATATATGTTACCAAGGTATTATCGTTTCCAATAGTCGTCGTCCTAGACCCATTTCCTATTGCGTTATTTCCAATGACAATTTGATTATTTTGTCCGTTTTCATTTGGTCTCGATAAAGCGCCAATAAAAATAGAATTCGAGCCAGTCTGATTTTCATTAAATACCCCAGCAAATAAACCCGCACAAAACCCTATTGCTGTATTATAGTCCCCGGTAGTATTGCAGTAAAGAGATGCGCTTCCACTTGCAGTATTATAGTCTCCTGTAGTATTCGAATATAAAGCCTCGAACCCTATCGCATTATTCCCGTCTCCAGTAGTATTTGAAATAAAAGAGGATATACCAAGCGCCGTGTTTTCATTAGATGTTTTAATGTGCCCTATTTTGTCATATACGCTTTTTGCAGACGGGTACTGAGCATCAGTATTTTCCGCCGATAAAACTGTAATTTTATTGGCAGTCTGTTCATACTCGCCTCTTACGAATGCAGTAGTAGCAAGTTTAGTTGAGTTATCGCCAGCGGTAGGAGTAATACCAACGGCAGGTGATGTCCCGTCTGATGCAGTTATTTTCGTTCCGATCTGAACATCACCACGCAAAACCGTTTTAGTTATACGTGAATTGCCAAGAGTTGCTGTGTTTGAACCAGCACCAGTTGCACCTCCTCCGATAACTATTTCATTATCAGACACAGCACCGGCAGAATTTGTGTTTACGCCAATAAAAACCGAATCCGAAAAATCAGTGGCGGTTCCCCCAGAATGAGCCCCTATTGAAACGGCGAAATTTCCGTCTCCTTGAGATAAAGATTTGATACCTACGGATGTATTGCCAGCCCCGCTCGATATTGCTACCTGAGAATATGAACCTATCGCAACATTTTCATGTCCGTCAACATTATTAGAAAATGTTTCAAAGCCTATTCCTAAATTATTTTCATTTATAAAATAATATCTGTTAGCAAACCCATTCGCAATTTCAGTATTCACCCACGCACAAGTCGGTATACTTGTCGTATTATCCGAAACAACTGGAGTTATGCCTTTTGCCGCGCCCGTTCCTGCACTATCAGTAATCTTTGTCCCTACTCTAACATCTCCGCGAAGAACAGTTGTAGCGACAGACGAATTGCCAAGCACAATGCTATTTGAACCGATACCGATAGCAGACGCGCCTATTACAGTTTCGTTTGTAGTATCAGCACCGCCAGAGCGAGTGTTATACCCCAAATAGGTGCACTCAGTAGCAGTATCCTTTGGAGTTGACCCATTCGCAAGATAGCGCCCAGAAACAGTCCCAAGCGAGGTATTGTTGCCCCCAGACGCAAGATTGCTTAAAGAGGACATACCAACGGCAACATTGTTAGACGCGGTAGTGTTTGCCAACAAAGCGTTATATCCAACACCAACATTATTTTGACCAGTGGTGTTAGCCTCCAAAGAAAAAGCTCCGCAAGCAAGATTTTGAGCTCCGTTTGTGTTATTTCTGAGCGAACTGTGACCAAGAGCAGTATTACATATCCCAGAGTTTTTATTTAATGAATACGCACCAACCGCGGTGGATTGAATAACATTGGAGCCAGAAACAAGAGAAAACGCCCCAACGGAAACATTCTCATATCCTGTTGCATTGTTCAACATAGCGTCTCTACCTAATGCGGTGTTACTATACCCAGTTGTATTTGCGCGGGCAGAACTATGCCCAACCGCGGTATTTGACAATCCGCTTGTTAGTGAATTTAAGGAAAATGATCCTACGCCAGTAGAAAATTGTGTAGTCGTTCCGCTTGCCCCTACGAGATGACCAAGATATGTATTAAGAGTGTTCGTGTTAAAATATTTTGTTCTTTCCCACAATACTTTTGCTGACGGGTATTGAACATCTGTCGAATCACCAGAAACGGAAGTAACCTTATTGCTGGTATGTTCATAATTAGTCAAGTCTAACAAGTCAATCATTGCTTGAAATGTTGCGACCTGCTGATCAAAAATATTTGTTTCAAGCGCCTCTGCCTCAGTCTCACCTAATATGCCCTTTGAAATGCGGAGTAACACCCGCTCGGTTTGCCAAACGGGTGTCGCCTCCTCAGAAGTGGCGAATTTCAAAGAACAATAAATATACCCATAATCCCTTGTTTCGTTGCTCGTTATTGGCAATAAAACTACAATTTTATTGCCTTGCAGAGACTTTGATACAGAGGTGGAGTATGTGTCTCCCCCGTTCATAGGGCTTCTTTCAATTAAAGCCCAACAAGAAAAATCATTTAAGTCTGTTTCCTCTTGAATTCTGTCAATATAAAACGCAAGGGTTTTAACGCCGTTGTCTCCTACAATGCCTATGTCTCTGTCTTCCCATCTTAAAATGGGCTTATTCCCAATTACCGTTATCAAAAACTCACCACCTCTATTTATCTTTTATTTTTTTCTCAAGAGCGTCTATCCTTGAGGTTAATGCAAGGTTTTCCGCGGATAATTCTTGTATTGCTTTCCAAGCCAAAGAAATCATAGAATACAAGTCTACCCCCTCGCCTTTTACTACTTCTTTTGGTGCCTCTTTTTCTATAATAAGCCCAATTCTTTTTGATTTTGCCCCATCATTTATTTTGGTATACTCATAAATTACGGAATCGTTTATTAAAGATAAAGAATTTTTTAAGCATTTTTTTATATTTTTTTTGCTCGCTTCATTAGATTCCTCAATAAAAGTACCTTTACATCTAACTTGATATTCTTCATCGGTTGAATCATAACTCATAGAAAATCCTGCTTTGGGTATACCAAAAGAACTCCTGTTGTTACCTACATACATAGTTCCGCTATCACTACCAATAATTCTTACATTATTTCCCTGATTATATATTTCTAATGTTCTGTCAGGGGTTTGAGATGTATCCTCTACCACAATCCCAAAACTTGGGTTTAATTTTATCGTGCCCCTAGATGACGGAATCGTTATGCTCCCCCCAGTTATATTAGCCCCAGAGGTAACAACGCTACCATCAGTTCCTATATAATTTGCGGAATCCTTATAAATCCTTCCATCATTGATTTCAAGCCCCCCACTTGAAGCACCTATTTTTGTTCCATTGGAAATAAGGCTCCCTGTCTTAAGAGTTCCAGTAATTGTGGCGTTTGTGCAAGTTAAAGCCCCCGCTCTCGTCACTCTGAATGGAGCACTTCCGGCAGTAGCGCTTCCGCACCAAATAGCGATATTACCAGTTGTGCCAGACGAACTCAAACCAACAGTAGCGG